ACCAAATGAAACTAGGGCCGGACCAAGAACAGATGCTACCAGTGCTAAGAATCCGGCTGCTGGGAATATGCCAATCATTCCTAGCACAGCTGGTATTGCCAAGGCAGCTGCTGCAATTGCCATGGGGACTGTAGCTATCATTACTAGCGCCATAAAGCCCATATTAAGTGCAGCGGAAAGCATGTCAACCTTGTCCATTTCTTTTGTGACAGTCTGTAAGGCCGCCGCGAACATGGTTGCACCTAATGAAAGAAATCCGGCGCCGATGACAGCGCCCACAGAACCTAAAACGCCTAGCGGGATTAAAAGAGTTGCCGCGACGGCCATGGGAACTGCAGCTAATGTAGCTATCACCAGCATTCCAAAGTTAATAGCTGCAGACTTCATGTCGACCATGCCCATGGCTTTATTGGTGATTCCCAATGCCACAGCAAATGCTAATGCACCGACGCCTACTAACATTGCGCCGACAAGAAGTCCTGGAATTGCTGCCTGTGCTGGAATAAGTGCTACACCTGCCATTGCCAATAAAACTGCTGAGCCTGCTGCGAGGCCTAAGGCGAGCATATTCAACGCTGCACTACCCATGTCTATGGGACCCATAACAACATTGGCTAGACCCAGGGCTAAAGCAAACGCCACAGCACCTAAGCCTAGCATAAGTGCACCAGCCATAAGACCGGGAATAGCGCCTGAGGCTGCATTGAGTGCTACACCTGCCATTGATAAGACAACAGCAGCACCCGCAGATATCGCTAAGCCAATCATAGCAGCTGGAACTGCTTTCCAGTCTATTCCTTCAAATGATGATGCTGCTAGTTTTAGTGCTATAGAAAATGCTACGGCACCAACACCTAGCATAATGGCGCCTGCGCCAAGACCTATTGAAGCTGCAACTACTCCGCCAGCATTAATTTGTTGGCCGGCTTTTGATAGAACCACAGCTGCGCCGACTGCGATTGCTAGAGCTACCATGCCGGCTGCAACCTTCATGGGCCCGGATGACTTGATAACCTTATATGCTTCAACTGCAGCAAATGCGAACACCTTAATGACAGGTATAAACGACAAAGCCATGATTGACAGTTTAAAAGCAGCCTTGAGGATATCAGTAACTTTAATAGCCGCAAAGCCTTTTATAAAACTTCCGAAGCCCTTGCCTAATCCTCCGCCCTTGGCCATTCCTTTGCCCATTTGGGCGGAGCCTTTTAGCGCACCTGGACTCTTAGCAACAGAACCAAACATTTTTCCGAATGCTTTACCGATCAAGCCAACCATCTTGCCCATCACAGCGCCTTTAAGTGCTGATAATGTGGCTACTAGGAACATTTTACTAAGAGCAACAATAAGGAGCGCGCTGCCTATCTTGATTAGTTGTGGCTTGTATTTTGTAAATACTGTTGTAGCCAGACCTTTTAGAGCTTTGAGTAACGGAGGCACTAGTGCAATTAATAAGCCTATTACTGCGGAGAATAGGTCGCCGAACATCTGGCCTAGACCTGATTTTATAGGCTTCGGGTTCTTTATTCCTTCTGTAATCTTGTTTACCAGTGTTGTCATTCCCTTAAGGGCAACAGACATCAAGCCTAAAAATATACCCTTAAGGGCCTTCATTATCTTAGACCCACCTTCGGCTACATCTTTCGCAGCACCGCCCTGCTTACCGAAGAACTTCCCAAAGGTCTTCTTGATACTGTCTATGAACTTTTCTGTTGCCTTCTTTGGATCCTTACTAAGATCACCGAAGAATGTCTTAAAGACCTTCATGGTGTCTCCCATCAGGGCCTTAAATTTCTTGGGGTCAAATATGCCTGCTAGACCTCCTAAGAATTGCTTAACACCAGGAAACATTTTTACGAACATTATTCCGACTTGTTTACCAGCCTGGAAAACTACTTTAAGCGACTTTCGAATATTTTTCATCAATAAACGAAACTCTTTGCTCTTTTTAATTCCGTCGCCGAATCCAGAAAGGAATGCGTCCATGAAACCCTTAAAGCCTCCGCCGCCGCCGCCCTTCGTCATCTTTTGAATAGATCCAGCTAACTTATCCATTGCCTCAGCTTGTGATAGCTGTTTCTTTTCAGCCTTGTCTCCACCCTTGGAGATATCATCGTAGCTCAGAGACATGCCTTTTTGACTGAACGCTAGCTTTGCAGCTTCTTCAGAAAGGCCAGATTGTGATGCCAACATTTTCAATTCTTGTCGACTCATGTCTTCAACAGACTTACCAGTATCCTTAAACGACTTCTGAAGCATTGATAGACGCTCTGCAGGGTTCTGTGCGTTCATAAGCTCCATGGCATCAACGTTCATACCAAACGCCTGCGCCATTTCTCCTGCGCCCTTTGCTGCGTCTTCAAAGTTATCAAACTTAGAAATGACACCCTGAAGCTCTTTTGCCTTGATGCCTAACTTATCGGCAAAAATAGCTGCCTTACCTAATTCTTTAGCGCTTAACTGACCAAAGTTTGCAACGTCTGCAGACATCTCAGCCATCGACTTGCCTACAACCTTAGCATTAACCCCAAATTGATCACCCATTTGAATTGCCATGGATGCAAATTTATTCATTTCCGCAACAGGATCTTTACCTGCCATGGAAGCCTGTTTAAGCATGTTGGCTTGCTGATCAGCTGTCATGCCTAATCCCTTACGGTACATCGAGAGTTCAACAGCGGATTTCTGGAACATCTCTGTCATACCGGAGAGACCGGGGCCGATAGCTTGAGCTAACTCGTGGACTTCCTTCATCGCCGCGGCGACGCCTTCAGGTCCGTGTCCGTATACTTGGGACATTTTTAGACCGGTGCCGGCCATGTCGCCCATTTGACTTTGTATTTGCCCTAAAGAAGATGCAACTGCTTTACCTTCATTTGATGCAATATCACCAAAGGTACCTCTCATTGCCTCCAGCTCTTGACGAATTGGAGACGGCCCACCGCCGCCTGATTGTGCCATGCCTACTAAGCCGCTCATGAGCTTAAACGGTGTTGCGAGAATTGTGGCTCCAACTTTACCAAGTGAGCCAACAATGCCGGTAATTCCTTTACCGACACTCTTCATCATGCCCAATCCGCCCTTGAAGCCGGATATCAAGCCAACACCTGCACCAACTGCAGCTACTTTTGAAGCGTCGAGTTTGCTTGCTAATCCGCCGGCGGCGTCTGCAACTGATTCTAGGGAGTTTTTGGGCTTTTCAGCAGCATCAGCTGCCTCTGTAAGGGCGCCTGACATGCCTTCTAGCTGTTCAGTCATGCCTTCTAGAGACTCACACTTGAGTGCCGCACAAAGTTGCATAGCAATTTGAGTCTGGTCTTGCAATTGCTTTGCAGATGCAGCCATTAACGCTTGCCTATCTTGTAGGAGCTTGTTAATCTGCTGCTGTATTTCTAGTTGTGCGCCTTCTTCGGCCATATGCTATTTACACTCTCATGTTAAGCTCAGCAACATTAAGTATCTAGTGCTCAAAGCTTGCAGTAGAAACTATAGACGCCAGATTCGACCAGTAATCTTATTATAGGCCTTTGCGCGGGCGCGCTTATTTTCTAAAAGAGGCATAACCTGATCAATTGTTGTACTGTCAGACGATAGAGCTGTATATAGCACCTTAGAAGCTTCTAGCACTTCTTTAGTAGCCTCGACAATTTCTTTTTTGCCTTTTAACTTTACTATTTGAGTTGACCCCAAAATATAGCTGGCGTACGCTGTCTCATCGATTGTGTAGTTATTCATAATAGTCCTTCTCTAAAGTTAAATATTGGTTTCTAAGTAAACCTTCTTAGTCTAGATGGGACTTGAGAACGTTGACGCCCTTGCATGGCGCGTTGTTCGCCGCCGTTGGCGTGTGCTGCCCTAGATGCACCAGATTGGTTATCGTTGGCAGCCTTAATCTCTTTGTTTAGCCGCTTTAAGAACCAGTGTCTCTGCCAAACAGGAAGTCTGTAGCACTCTTCAAATGTAAAGCCCATATAGTACATGAGACTAAATATGTGCTCTAAGAAGATTTCCTTATCATTCGGAGTCAGGCCAAAAAAACGTGGCACCCATAGGGAGCCGTACCTCCGAGGACTCGAGACAGTGTGGGCAATCCATCCACTGCTTCATGTCGATTCCCGGCTCGTTCTTGTCAATAAATTTACGAAGCTCTAAAGAGTCTCGCGCTGGCATGTTCCTGATAAAGTGTGAAATCTTAGACTTATCTGTAATGTTATTCACTGAGACAATTGAGTAGTGCAGCCTTGTTGTTACAAAGTTGTCTGACTTCATTCCCTGCTTTTTGCGCCTTTCCATCTGAACTGTTAGGTTCGACTCATCTAGTCCTGTCAAGAACTTAAACTTTAGCTCCATTTTAGTAACTGGAAGCTTGAACTCAAAAAGATTAGCACCCGGGGCCACAGGCTCGATCTCTAGCCTTTTAAGCGGTAGCTCAGAAAGATTAAACTCTTGTTTAGATCGCTCAGAGCATGCGGGACAATCGACTTCAGCGTTATACTCAGAGCCGTAGCCTGTAATTCGAATAGCAGTCATGACGGCATTTCGATCGCCGGTAAGCATTACATCAGGATCAATTGTTTTATCAATTAAACATGACTTAATAAGCGCACTAATCACAGTACCCTTTTTGATTAGCGTTCGGGAAGTCAAAATATCTTCTTCCTTAGCTGTCATTGCCTTGATATCCAGAGTTTCCTGGCTTGACAAGGGCGATTCGGCGGGATACACAGTTCCGTTCGATGGAAGCGGAACAGACTCAGTGGGGACTTCAAAATTAAAGTCCTCCATCATCACGTTACGCGTTGTAAAACCTGCCTTCTGTGCTTCAGCGGCAGTAAATACCTCATTCCGATTTTTAGTTTCGTTATCTGACACTTGACTATGTCTCCTCAATAAATGGTTATTCGGTGCCTTACTGCACATCGTATAACATTAGATTGTTTTAGTCAGATGTTAAACACAAAAAAGCCCGACATTACATCGGGCTAGTTCGTTCTATTTAAGAAGTGAGTTTAGTACTGAAGTACGCAGTTATCAAATCTGATTGAGAGAGAAATCTCAGTCATATCTTCCGCGCCGTAGTCCAGATCACCAAATGTTGCGTTTGTGAGAAAGCACCCCTTGAGGTCCCAAAGCTCAACAACTGTCCCAACAGGATCCAGCAACTTAAGCTGGCAGTCACGCTTGTAAAAGTCAGCGTAACCAGCTCGGCCTGAAACTGATTCGAAGTGAGTTCTCACCCACTCCATAACCTGTTGTGCACCTGAAGGTGCGATTGGATCGTAAAGCGTAACGGAAATCGCTTCGAACTTGGCCTTACCCGCCATATAGCGTGTAGAGTTCATGAACGGTACTTCCTGCTCTGCAATCGTAATGTTTGGACGTGCAGCGGTCTTCATCAAGAAGGAGTCGAGTCCCTCAATGGCAAAGACCCAGCGAAACTTTCGTTTCGGCTCAAACTTATTTGGTAGCATATCACTGACTTGAAGTGTCTCTGCCATTTTGTAGTCTCCTAGTTTCCTTATCTACTAAGTATGTGTTTAACGAGATTAAATCTCGGCTCCTTGATTAGTAACAACAAAATCTAGTGAGATGAACTCTAGCGATCTTGTCGGCTGCAAGAAAATCTTGCCACGGATTGTATTATTTTCGACATCAGCCTGAGTTGTTGTCGAAGTATCAATCTGCACCTTGTACCTATCCAAACCTTGTTGGGCTTGAATTTGTTGCATAACTGGATTCACCAAGTTGGAGAATCTAGCAAGCGTATCTACTCTGTTAGGCTCGAATAATAAGCCTTGTGCAATTTTCTTAACTTTTCTACGAATATCGATAAGAAGACGACGTACATTGACACGATCAAGCGCACTTTGTGCAGCCTGCAGTGTTTTCTGTCCGAATACCACAACTCCCGGTGTATGGGGGAACGATGTAATAGGATTAATATCCGCTTCGTAGAGGGCGTCTAGATTAGCTCTCTTAAGCTTTACTTGTGATTCCAATACCGTATTAAGGGCACCACGTGTAAAGCCCGCAGGAGCAAACCAGGGATGTGATACGGAGTCATTCAATGAGAAGGCTCCGAGTACTGCCACTGAAGGTGGACATTGCACATTTGAGTTAGTAACTGGGTCTGTGATTACAACATCAGGGAAGTAAGCAGCTGCAAACGAAGAGTCCAAATTACGGCTTTCAAAGTTGTTAACCGTGTATGTGACGTTTGTAAGCTGCTTAGAAGATCCTGTAACAAACTGATTGTTTTGGTCTTTTTCCTCGAGGTCCATTAAGAACATCGCATCAAAACGATTTTCAACAGAATCAATTGCATAATCTGTAACAGCTGGGTGTCTTAGACCTGGAATTGCTAGCAGTTGAATTTCTACGTCTGCTTTCTCTTCCATTACGTCGATAGCTTTTCTATAAGCTGCAACTGTTGGACCCTTGACACCACCTTGATTAGCTGGTTCACTAAACTCTCTTCGTACGGCAACGTCTGTAAGCTTTGCTTTCTCTTTGTCGAAGATGTTGAAGCCATCAAATCCGCCTTGAACGAATGTTGTGAACTTCAAGTACTTACGAGTTGGTAAGTGAGCAAAGTCCTTAGCAGGATCTAGGAATCTTGTATCTGATGCCTGATGTGTTGCGCCGTTCGCTGAAGTTAACGATCCCTTTGTTCCGTTTCTTCTGTATGTCGCAGCGGACCACTCATTAACAACTGGTTTGTCAGTAGAACCTGTAACAACCTGGACTCTTTCTAGAGTGAAGAGATTGTTATTATAAAGGTCACTATCTAAAACAGCGTTATTAAGATTAGCTGCGCCTGCATTGTCTCGAACGAATACGTTGGCAATGTCTTTTCTGTGGCTTGGGAAGAATTTTGTAAACGAAGCAATTGATGTATCAACAACTGTATTTCGATTAGGCTCTTCAACCGAGTCAATTCTTTCAAACTGAACGCCCCATGATAGATCTGCATTTGATCTTTTCTTGTTGCCTTTGCCCTGTGCGACATTTCTTCGCAACGGAACAGGTGTCATTTTAACTTGGCGTACTTCAGCCAATGTAACACCGGAGCCACCAACAAAGCATGTATCAGCACCTAAGACATCAGAAAGAGCTGTACTTCCGTCTAGCGAAAGGTGACCAGGACCTCTAAACCCTACTGGTAAAGAGCTGTCTGGCATTACGCCTCTTGATACGTCTGTATGCATCTGCACTCTTGCGTATCTAGACCTGGATGTAAATGCACCTTCAAGTCTTAGCTTTTGAGCGCCTGCTCTTTGGTCAAAGTCATAATATGCATACATATCACCGATTCTTCGGGCAATGTAGTTGTCAGAAGATCTGTCTAGGTTGACACCTCGATATGATTCTAAAACGACGGGATCTGAGTCATTATCGTAAAAGTCACGAATAACAATGTCAAATTTTCCGAACTTATTGTTTTCATTGCTACTAGCAGCGATATTCTCAATAGTGATCTTAAAAAGATCATTGGAGCGTGCGCCGTCATCTAAAGCATGAACCTTAAAGAGGTTATTGTTGCCAGCACCGAAGTCCTGGGACATAAACCATGGTGACTGTGCCGTCTGATATCGATCCTGGAAATCCTCATAGTTAGGATTATTTGATGTTCCAGTATTACGGCCTGAGGTTCCTGCAAGGATAAATGCAGCTTCTTCTAGTCCAGTTCCTGTGTGACCTGCTGTATGTACACCTGATGCGTCTGGCTGGGATACTGCAGAGTGCACATCCCAATGTGCATACAAGAAGTGTCCTGCTTCACGAACCTTATTAGGATCTGTATTTAGGACCTTACCGAGATAACTAGGATCAGATGGATCAAACGATGCTTTAATCTTATTGGGATATAAGCTAGTAGACTTATGTCCGTTTAGAAATACCTCGAAAGCTTGCTTGCCATTGGTGAGATTAACAGTACCGTGTGCCTGACCTGCTGTCATTTCTTGAGCACCGGAATTGTTGGATACAGGAGGCTCTGCTGTATCGATAGTAGCTGTGGTTTGATACGACGATGAAAGTGCCATAATAACACCATCTGGAGTCATGATCGCAGCACGAAGAATTGGAGCACCAGCGCCACCAGAGCCGGCTGTAAATGCGGTAACAGCAGGCGCCGAATCCGGGTGCTTATAGAGGATCTTGTTTCCGAGAGTCTCTACAATTGCTGTATTGCCATCAATACCGGGTTGCTGAGTGAGTACTAGCGTCTGGGGGTTTGCACCGGCTGTATCCGTTAAAACTACACTAAGGAAGTCTCCACTCGCACTAGCTGCACCAAACGCGTTTGCATGAACAATTGCATCACGAAGCGCTGTTAGAAACGCTCGAGATGTTGTCGCGACGCCGTTAGGTACACCTACTGCAATTGCACCGACGTTGCCAGCACCTGCGGTTTCAGCACCAGTATCAGATCCTGTCTCCAAAACTGTCCCTGTAGTAACCCCACCTGCGGAGGTGTTGGAAACAACAAACTTAAGAGTTTTAGGTGTGTCAGGATTGGTTGTGCGCGCAGTAATTGTTATAGCATGCTTCTCAAGGACGTTAGTCTTAATGTCTTCGTCACCATCAGCTGTATGGATTTGAAGCTTGCCAGAGACACTCGTCAGTGATTGTGCGCCGGCGTCGACCAAATAGCCAGATGAATTTGTATCAGCCATCAACGATCCAAGGAAGTTCATACGTCCTAGAGGTTGAGGTCTGTCAGTACCCTGGTCGAAGTCGCCGTCGGCGTCATCAATTGGTGCAACTGCAAACGGATTTGCGCCACCTACTGTCTTTAATAGCTCTCTAGTTGAACCAATTAAACCGCTGTCTTTAACTAAACGCTCACCGACAACAAAACCGGAGTTTGTTACAACACCTGTTGTGTCATCACGCTTTGTGCCATCGCCTACACCTAAAACTCTTACATACGTTCCTGCTCTCGCATTACGCATCCACTCGTTCATGGCTAGCGGTCCAAATTTTTCGCCATCGGTAGCACCGAACTCTGCGACGAAGTCTTGATAAGTAGCAACTGTAATAGGAACAAATGCTCGCCCCTTGATTGCAGTTCCAATAATTCCGGCCGGGGTGCCTTGAGGGCCTAAAGCAGTGGGACCGCTTAGGTCGATTTCCCTCGTGCTAACACCTGGGCTTTTAAAAGTTAGCTCAGCCATTCTGTCTTGCTCCTAACTGTGCAAAATGTTGTATAATATACATATCCATTACTCGAACGAAACTCCGCTATTCGTAACGACAAAATCAACCGCAATGAACTCAACAGCTCTTGTTGGGACAAGAATAATTCGCCCGTTCATCTTGTTTGATTCGCGATCAGTTTCAGTATTATTTGTATTATCACAAACAACGCCAAACTTCTCGATGCCTGCTTGAGCTTGAATCAACGTAAGAAGAGGTGTGACTTGATTTACAAATCTCTGCCTAGTCTGATCATTGTTTTGCTCAAATAGCAGTTTTGTTGCAACGCCCGAAACTAATCGTTTGACTTCTAGAAGAAGCCTGCGAACGTTAACTCTATCAAGTGCTGATTTAGCAACCTGAAGTGTCTTTTGACCGAAGATTACGAATCCACCTGTGGGGAAAACCGCGATGGGGTTAATTCTCGCATCGTAAAGAAGATCTCTGTCAGCAGAGTTAAGCCGAACATCAACGTTTGTTACAGATTCCAGCGCGCCTCTATTGAAGCCGGCTGGTGCAAACCATGGATATGCGACCTTGTCATTGAATCCTAGAGCTGTCATTGCAGCGACCGAAGCCGGTACAGAGACTACTTCATTATTCACAACATCTAGTATGTCGATATCTGGGAAGTAAGCAGCACCGTAATTATTGTCGATGACTCTGGACTCAAACTGTTCTGATGTCTCTTGAACATCAACCTTTGCTGTGGAATCGTCAAAAAGACGTGTTCCACCAGAAGCGTACTTAATAACATCCATCAAGTAGATTGCCATGCTGTAGCTCTTTACAGCTTCCAGTGCATGATCACTAATGAATGCGTCTCTCATTCCCGGGACAGCAAGAATGTTGACTCTTGATGCCATTGGGTTTGTTATGATCGTAACTGCTTCCTTGAAGGATGAAACAATGTTGTTTTTGTTTCCCTTGCCTGCAACGTGTGACTTAAGACCAATAGCGGGAATAGCATCAGTTGCCTTGCCACCGGTATCTGATGACGAAGCTTTGTCATTCATCAGACGATTATCTCTATCTAAGAAGTTAACGCCGTCAAAACCACCATAGAACATTGTCGAGAACTTTGCGTACTCGGTAAATCTATTAAAGTAAGATGAACTGTTGTGATTAACCAGAGAAGCAAATGTTAACCTCTGGTCTGCTCCGCCAACGCCTGCATCCTTAATAGTATAGTATGATGAATCAGGTTTGCCGTTTCTCATGTAAGCTGCACCGAGCATATGCTCCTTAGCAGTACCTGTAAGCTCTGTAAGCTCTGAGCCTACTGTGCCTGAGTTTACATGGTTTGCGAAAGCAACGCGTGCCATTGTGAACTTATTATTATTAAACTTGTCAGCGCCTGAGCCTGTTACCAGAGTATCAAGCTTTTCAATTCCTTGAAACTTAGCGTATGAACCAACAATTGCATTGGGCAGTGCACCAACATTTGGATTCATAATAGCATCTGTAATTGACCCTTGATCAGCACTTGATGATAGAGGCATTCTTTCGAACTTAACACCCCAGTAAAGTCTAGCATCTGATCTTTCGTTGTCACCTCGTTGGCCTGTCCACGTCGCTGTATTAGATGTAGCGCCGCGTGTGCACTTAAATCTAAGCGGCAGCGGAGGAATTACACTGAATGGTAGATCTGTGGCATTATCGTCTACATCGCCGTCATGCTTCATGAGTGACGTTGCATAAGTGGCGGTGTAAGCATCCGAACCAAATGATGCGTCGACTGTTGCCGCTTGATCCATCAAGGATAATGAAGTTTTTAGAACTGGAACGCCACGGAATCCGAAAGGTAGTGATGAAGCCGGAATTTCTTTTTTCTCAACTGCATCTGCCATTTGAACCCTAATACGTGATGACTTATTAGGATACTTTCCTTGGATTGCGAGCCCACGATCTTCGATATTTGCTGCATTAAAGTTGTAGAAAACTTTCTTATCGCCAACTTTTTTGGCAACATAGCTATCAGAACTTGGATCTAGTGAACATGCAGGATAAGCTTCTAAGACTTCTAAGCTTGTATCAGTGTCAGCGAATCTTCTTACCTGAACATCGAATGTACCGTAAGGATTATTGGGATCCGTTGATCGTCTCAAGTTAGCGATTGAAATCTTATATAGCGTATTACCAATTGCACCGTCATCGATTGTTTCGAAGTGAAACAAATCATGCTCAGACTCACCAAAAGGCTGTGAGATTATTGCGGGTGTTCTAGCAGTTGTGAATCTACTGTCTAGACGCCCGAATAGCTCAGAATGTTTTGCTGTTTTGAGAAAGCTTTTGTCTGAAGTTGAAGATGGTGATCCGATGTATACAGCAACCTTAGCAGCAGTTGCACCTGTATCTCGTTTGACAGAAGCTAGCTCATCCTCAACAGCAAAGTCTAGATATAGAAGATGCTTAAGTGCTGTGAACTGGTCAGGGTCTGTGTTTAAAACGTTTGCGATATACATAGTGTCGCTAGGATCTAGTGAGACTACATAAGACTTCGCATTTGCCGTTGTAATAGGGCTGGCATCTGTATCTTGCGCAATCCAGAGTGTGAATCGACCTGTAGCTTTGTGTGCGTCAACTGTTCTGGTGTTAAGCGCTTGCAAACCAGCCTCGTTAGCTGAAGCTGCAGCTGTTGTTCCGTCAGTTGCAACAGCTGGTATAATTCTTGTCGCGGAGTCTGTTAAGATAACAGCACGGACAAGACTAACAGCATTGGCTGCAATTACGTACGAATCATTGTCACTGAATGCTGGAAAACCTGCGACTTCGTTTCCTGCACCATCAGCTCGTGTTCTATGTTCTGCTGTGATAAATGTTACACCACCATGGAGGCCGTTAGCGGCGTCGCCGCTCCGGGCCGTGGTAGACAATACAGTGCCAGCATTTTTAGCGAATCCGCCGTTTTCAAAATTGCTAATATCTGTATCGTTTTCGATAACGCCCGCACCTAAAGTACGTACGTAAGTAACTGCATTCCTGTTCTTAAGAAATTCTCTCACAGCATACGGACCAAAACGGTCCTGGTCTAGTGTTCCAAACCTTGCTGTAAAATCTGCTAGTGATCCTACAGTGACGGGAACAAATGCTGGTCCTCGCTCTGCAGTGCCAACTACGCCTGCTGGTACGCCCAGTGGCGTGGCTACTCTAGCTGAGAGATCTATTTCCTGTTCAAAGAACCCAGGTGATCTAAATGTCTGCTCGGCCATTGAATGATTCTCCTTAGACTCGTGTCATCCTAAGATAAGTATTGACGTTTGATTCAAAATTCCTGGTCAGTAAGATAGATAAAGACATGAAACCCCGAAATAATTAACCTAAATCACCGAGATCGATCGTAATACCTTCTCGGTACACTGTCTCTCCGGACCTTTGGTCCTTTGAAATGACAGTGACTAAACTCCATTTTCTTTTTCCCGTAAACGGATCAATTACCATTCTTCGCATTTTGGCCTGTTCACGTCCTTTTGTAAAACCGCCCATCTTAGTATCTCCTGTTTTTGAACTTGAATTGACACTAGAAGAGCCTCCAGATCCGGAAGATCCTTCAGATGCAGGTGTCTTTGAAACTGATCCTGCTTTTCTAGAGTCAACTGATGCTAATGCTGAATTACCTGCGTAGCCAATTGCTGCGCCTGGATAACTATCTGATTCTGTTAACAAATCTTCCATAACGTAGTCATTTGGTGAGCCTGATGCGACTGGTGGGAAAAAATCAGGGGCAAGATCCCCTGCTTGTGTTACATCAAATGTGATGTCTGGTGCTGATATTGTTCTGCGAATTCCTGTTTTAGATCCAGGAAATTCTGGTAAGACCATATAACCTCCGACCCTCATCGTAAAATTGTACCTGACCAATCTCTCGCTGTCTGTAAAGTCATCGTAGTTGTTGCCAGGCGACATATCAGCATCTGTAAATCCTACAAACCAGTAACCTTTATCAGTCTCTAACTTGAAAGTTCTACGATTATTATCTTGATATGAGCTCATAAGTGCAGTAATCATATCATTCATCTGCTGTGTATACTGAGCCCAAAATGTGATATCATATGTTGTTGTAAAGTATTTGACAGGTGGGATCGTGTATATCTCATAGATGTTGTTCCCTAACGAGGGTGCTAATAAGCGACCCTGTCTGCTGTCCATAGTTGCAGATTTCGACCCTCTTCTAGTAGATACCTTGCCGGGTTCTGCTCCGGGCTTTCCATCCTTATGTCCTGTCGATGCTGCTTCATCCATATTTTTGAAGACGTTATTAAGAAGTCTTTTATAGGTCTCACTATCTTTTGATATCTTTTTCTTAATAGTAATAGTTTGTGTTTCACTCGTTGCCATGCCATGGGCAACTTCTTGTGAGACGCCTGTCCGCATAATTGATACTAGCGGCAAAATGAGTGCATTATTTTTATCTTTAAGTGGCTTTTTTCTTCTAAGTACAGCAAATCGCTCACCGGTGGCGAAGATAACTGGAATTTTCTTTTGTTTCTTCCTGTGTTCATACTGAAGCGGTATTTTGTTTTCAAAAAGATCAAATACAGCCCTGTCAACATCCTCAATAGTACAGGGAGGAACGTAGATATCACCTGCGTCTTTTCCTTCGTACCCACCCGCAACTGTATTTGCGGATTCTAGTTGTTTGTCGTATCTAGTAGACATTCTTAATCTCCGTAAAACGAAGACTTAATAGACCCCGAATTCTTTTTAACTTTAGCTGGTCCTTCATCTGGGGGATCTAGCTTGCCGTCTTCAATGAGAGCTCTCTTATCTCCCGTTGGGCCTTCGCTATTTTCAGCCAGTCCCCGCTTTTGTACAAACTCTGTCTGGACAGCGTCTGGATCGTTTTTATCTTCAGATGTCGGACCGATTGCAAATTTATCTATTTGACCTTCACGGGCTTGCTTGCCGGTGACTTTAAAACCAGTCTTGTGTTCAATTTGTCCGAAAATAGTCTTGTCAACTACAACAGAAGTTATCTCAAAAAATATTGATCCATAGCTAAAATAGTCGCCGGCTGTAATTTCAAACCCTCGGTCGATCAGATCACGCATCTGAATGTAAACTTCAATACTTTTAAATTCTTCACTGCCAAAGCGATTTGTTCTGACTTCTTCCGGTGACCATTCAACCATTGCTTCAACTTCAATTGGTAGGTCAAAAACTTTTTCAGGAGCCTCTTCATATACATCATGAACGTCAGTAATATCGTGACGTATTCTATAATAGTATATCTTTTGACCCCTTACATCTTTTGTGATCTCTTTAGTAATATGAGATACAAAATCAATTTCTCTGGGTGTTATGAATATTCTAGCCACTTATATCTCCTAGCCCATCGATATGGCTAATCCGTTCGGCATGGGAATATTCTTAAGAATTCTCATGAGGTTTTCTGAGGCATTTGCCTCGTCTTCAAGCATCTTGCTGTATGTCATACTATCAAGCATTTCTTTTAGCTCAGTGCGAAGATTTGTTTGTTCTTCACGGCCTTGTGCTATAAGATCTGCTCCGTTTAGTTGTAAATCGCCGCCTGGAATTGGAACAGTAGCGAATTTTGATCTTACTAGGCCTAGCAATTCTTTTCCTAGTGCCAGTGTATATTGTCTAGTCCACTGTCGCCCAATACTGTTCACCCTAGCAAACTTTAAATTACCGTAGGGTATGTTTGATAAGTTGCTCATACCATCAATAGTGCCATCATCATACGATGGGTTTAATGGATCGAGAGGCACACCAATTCTTATAAATAAGCTTTGTGGGTTTGAATTTGTAGGCTCTGGAAACACTCTAATTCTTGTGCCCATTATCTTGTAAGAGTAATTTGATCTTCTTACTTTCTGGGACAACTTAAGCTGACCGCCTCTTAAAACATCTTCGAAAACAGGTAAGACATAGAATACTGTCTCAGGTGTAAACGATTCAAAAGAAAACTCATTGTTCAAGTAGTTAAGTGCTGATGTTGTATCGAAGAATCGATATGCAGCTTGAGGTGAAAAGTGAAACACCTCCATAATCTTAAGTCTAGTGGGTGGATTATTAACAGAGCTTGAATATATTAAATTTCCTTCGGCATCTTTTAGTTCTGCTAGAATATCATAATCTTGACGTCTAGATTCTAGCTTAATAGATCCAGAGATTGTATGATACGATCCTCCGAGACCTGCCTCCATGGCATAAGGTTCGGCACGTCTCATGATAAGCTCCAGATTCTCTCTAGGGAACTTCTGTTCCATTCCAGAGATGTCTGATCCAGTAGCTGCGCCGATTAGATTCGAAAGCTGTGATGCAGCTTGATATTGATTAACCAGCGATCCGTATTCTAGAAATGCTTCTTCAAAACAAGCCCACACCTGCTTTTTTGTTAGCTCAACTGATAGGATATCATCGCCCAGCTTTCGCTTGACAAATGTGACCATGGCATCAGCTTCATTTTGAAACTGCACCTCTTCGTCAAATATTCCAAACGGTGTTGGGGTTAATGTGTTTGCAAATAATGCCACGTAACACTCCTAGGGCTTACCCCTAATAACTATCCAATTAAACTAACAAATACAAACAACAAACTACTGGGTTGGTCTAGCCACCACCCGCAAACTTCATGGCGAATAAAATAGCCGCCATTGTAAACTGAACAACTGCAAAAACTGTAACTGCCTTGGTTTTGAAAACCTTTAAGCTCTCGACATCTTCTGTCAATACTTTAAGCTGTGTGGGCGACGCGACTTCATCGATTTTATCTTTCCAGACCTTCAACTCAGAAACCCTGTCTTCTTTTGATTTTAGAAGTGCAATTTCCTGCTTAAGACCTGAAATTTCATCTCTTAGGGCTGTAATACCATCTGTAAGTGTTTCTAGCTCCTTGAGAACTAATCGTGAATATTCGTTCCAACCATTTTGGCTATCATTACCCATTCAAGACTCCTCAGCGCCGGGCATCCGATGCATAGGAATGCCTGACTCGATCATTGATCGAAGACGACTTGATACGACGGCTTCTTTTAAGAGATCTAATCCTAGCTCTAAATTTCCTTCTGAAAAGTAACTTAGTGAATTAGACGCGTGTCCAAGCATTGCAACATTGGATGTTATATCCCATGCTAGTCCCATAGCACCAGCAAACTGGTCTTGAGAATCAAGCTTTGGCACGACATGTACATAAAATATAGGATCGCCAGACTCAATCATGAAAGAAACTGTTTTTCCATCACTTGCTTGTTTATGAGCCTGAACGATATGTGTGGTTAAGTGTGGACATTCAAACATTTTCTCAACACATGTAGTATCGATACATTGAATTGCATTGCCCTTACAGGTGAGAACGTCCCCGTTCCGATTTGTCGACCAGACAGTGACCGGAACGGGGAAATGCTCAAAAAAGTCATTAAACGCAGAAACATCCCTCTTGAGTTGCTCATCACGATCACTCAAGTCATCAACTAATTCTCTTAGCTTTAGAAGGCTGTCTCCACGCATAATAATCAACTACTAGCTAAGTGCTATTGCTGCTGGTCCGAACCACTCAACGATGACTACAACTGTAGCAGTTCCAGTAGCCGCTGATATGTCTTCTTTAGCAACTAGCTGAAAGTATGATGCAGCTGTGCCGCGGTCGATAGCAGCTAGAGTACCCATATTAATGCTGTCATTGACGACATCAACGGCACCAACGTTTAAGTCAGTGTCGGGTAACGATAAGTTGCCGGCCTCATCGGCCCCAACAATCTCTGTTCCAGCTGAAGCTGCGTCTACAGCAACGTCAGCGCTGTGAACTTCAAGTGCAACTGAACCGTTATCTGACGTGAGCAATGCTGTTCCGATGATATGAGCGTTTGTAATTCTAGCTTGCGCAGGAATGTACATGCCTAAACGTGCAACAACATCATTGTCTGCAGATGCATTTGTGACTGTGAGTTCTTCTACCCACCGGTGAAAACCGACTTCGCCTGCTGTGTCTGAATGCTCAAAGCCCTTACCGGACTTCTGAACCAAACCTTTGGCGTTTGATAACTGTACCTTTGGCATAATCTTTCTCCTTTTGTTCCCAAGATTCCGATCCGCCGGGGAGTTCGGCTGATTATAGTGGAGCGGGCCTACTGATAATTATGGAGAAAGATTTGAATTATCTAGTCAGTAAGATTTGCGTTTTCCATGAGTTGAGCAATGCCACGTGGGCCTTGCAGCACTTCTGTTGAGAACTCAGTGTGCAGAATGGTGATTAAATTTTGCAACTTTTTTTCTAGGGTGGTCACCTGCTCACGCAGTGCTAATACCTCAGTATTTGAATTACTAGTCTTTGTTGCTGTTTTAGCTGTAATTGAAGTCGCTGGCTTGCCGGTTGTAGTTTTTGTTCCAGTAGCGCGACGTGTTGTTGTCTTTGTAGGCGTCGTCTCAATTGCGACAGACGTCTTTGTGTTCGTTTTATTTGTTATTGCCATGATAAGTTATACCTCCAAGATTATTATAACATGTTTTGATGCAGGCGAATATGTTAAAATTACTCTATTCCTGCTAAGTGATTCCACCTCTCTAAAAGCACATCGCCCTTATGCCGCGAGCCTTCTTGAGTTGTAGCCTTTTCTTTGTCACCATCGTCTTTTTCGACTTGATATGGTGGGTTAACATCAACCTCTCCAGTGGTTAAAGCCTGGATAGCTGGTTGAGGATTGTCGATAACAGGCATGTCAGGTCTTTCAGGTGCACCAGGTGGTGTTTCAAACTTTAACCCAGAAAGGTTGCTTACCATTTTATCGGCAGCTGCTTGAATAGCTTCTTCGCCTGTTTTGTCCGTAAACTTCTCTAATGCCTGCAATACTTGTTCAGGAGGTCGAGGAAATTCACCAGGAACACCTTCAGCTGCAAACTTTTCTAATGTAGCTCTAACAGGACCTTCTTGAAACTGATCGAATCCGCCCGATGCCGGTTTACCCTGGGTAATTCCAAACTTACCTGCTGTAATAGCGTTAAGAATTGCGATTAATTCTTCACCTGGAAAATCGACTTGATATCCGCCCACAGGCTTTGATGGATCGACCATTGCTGTTGCAACCCATCGATGGTGCCCGTCCATGATGTGATTATCACTACTGATAAACGCTTCAATGTTTCCGCCTAATTCCATGTCGCCTAAAATCATTGAGATAGCTTGACCCATAGCTTTTTCTATGTTCATGCTAGTCTGGGAAGGCTTAAGCTCGCTGACTGGCTTCGAAGTGCCAGTAACAGCAATCGTATCTTCTTCAGAAGGCTCTGTGCTTACAGCTCTCTTCGCAAATTCTGCATCTACTGATGATAGATTTGTGGGAAATCTGTCGACTTCGACCTTTCCTGGGTCGGCCTTTTCATTAAGCGTCTCCACAATTAAGTTAGTCAGTTCTTTCGTAGAAAGTTTTTTTGTCTTGGTTTTGAAGCCGTATAGATCTGTAAGTTTCATCGACTATCTCCTTAGATGTCTATATCTGTATTAAGTATGCTGTTTAAAGTAAAAAAAAGGGGATGCCGAAGCATCCCCTTTAGTCACAAAGCTATTGCTTTGATTAGATAATATTCATATCCATACAAGTAACAGTTCCGAAGAAATCGGATCGAACCATCTTCTTACCGTATCGAGTCATCACGCCCTTGCGAGGAGTGAAGTCTTCTGGTGCGAAGATCGTAGGAGTAACGATCAGCGGAACATATGGAGCATAGACGTATCCAGACTCAAGGTAGCTTCCGCCCTTGTATCCAACCAGAACCTTGTTGCGAGGGAAGTAGGGATCCTTGTAAACCGTGAAACGATTTGAAAGGGTACCGACCTTATCTGCACCAATGCTCATTGGCTGACTGACCTGACCTTCACCATCCAAGCTATAGCTAGGACGATACATGACAGATGACTCAAGGATTGTAGCAACATCTGGACCAACAACGATGAAGTTAGCAGAACCACGTAGCGTCTTGCGGTGGATCTGGTTAGCAACGTCGATGATTGTCTCAGTGAGCGTCTCATACCATTCGCGAACTGTACCAGTAAAGGCCGGACCAGGATTAAGGGTTGAAGTTCTTGCGATCTCTGCACCACTCTGCTTGTTTACGAACTTACCAGGAGCACGTGACCAGTAGAAGTTAGCAGCGTTAGCGCTATGAAGAAGATCACCAAGGATCTCGCGGTCAATCTCAAGAGCAATCTGCTCTGAGAGGATCTGAGTAAGCTCAACCTCAGCGTCAAGGCTGTGGTAAGCATTCAGGTCCTGTGCGAGTTCCGGTGTCCACTTGGCACGGAGCTTACGAGTAACTGCAGTAACTGCAATTGATTCGATCTTGATGTCAATCTCAGGGATCTCACCATCATCGCCACCGGTAACACCAGCAGTGAAGTCAGATTCGAAACCAGGAACTGTGATGGTTGAACCAACACCGCTCTCGACGTCAACTGATGCTGAACGCACGAAGTTAGCTGAGATGTTGGCAGCATCAGCAGTGTTAATACCCGCTGACTGCATAACGAACAGAACGTTGTCTCCTCCAAGTGGATCAACTTCAAATGCAGTGACTTGCTCGGCGGCAAGAACACCACCAGCAGTGTCACGTGTAGCGTTACCAAGCTGATTAAGGCGTCGAAGATTTAGAGATTTACCACCCTGAAACTTCTCTGACCAATAATCGCCTGTGCTAGCATTAAGAGCAGCATGACCGGAAAGTGCAACTTCGCGAATCATAGTCTTATCGAGTAGATTCGTTGCCGTTCCTGTTGTGTGCTCCAAGAAAGCAGTAGGAACAACAAAAAGAGTAATAGTTCCGCCGTCTTCTAGATGCTGAAGCACCTGTGGGTCGTACTGAACTAGCTTCTTCTCTGCGTCGGTAATTGGGTTAGCCCCATCAGCGTTACTAATGCTAACACCGAAATCACACGTATCATCGTGAATATCAGTAACATCAACGCCAATTCGAGCACGTGAATAACCAGCGCCGGCAAGGTCATATTGACCACCAGCTGCTAGCGATCCGCTTCGGATGCCCTTACCTGTTGGGTTGTTATAAATTGAGTCGCCTTGACGGTATACACCGTCAGCAGGGGTTGCTCCATCACCGATATTATCACCATAGGTGTAATCTAGATAGAAAAGTAGTCCCGAAGGAAGACTCATTGGCTGAATTGAAACAAGATCGTTAGCAATCAATCCACCGAAAACTCGGCGAACGATTGGAAACGCGATGTTTGAGAAACCGCGGATATCACTGTTGCCGGCTGTGCCAGCACCCATATCCGAAGCTTCTCGCAGAACCTGTGAGGCCTGGTTCTCGAGCATGCGGGCCATATTCTCACGGTGTACTCCGTCTAAACCACGGAGGAGACCTGTGCGAGACCACTTCTCGAGTAGACGACTGTTTTGGGTTCCGAGATGTCGTTCCCGGATTCCCTCAGTCAATTGCTCAAGTGAAAAATTAGACATTGTTTATCTCCTAAAGTGTGTAATGTGCCTAAGTGTTGTTGGGTTAGTCCTTGTGAAGACCAGCAAGGGTTGCCCATCGATCTACTTCAGCCCCATTGTTGGCAGGCGAACCTGACCGGGTTGATTTAGAAGACGATCCGAGCGTCCGTAGCGATCCCTCATTAAGATTCTTACGAGGAACCTTGTTGAGAGATTTAGTCAGAGACTGATACAATAGCTTTGATTCACGAAGCGTCTTGGCATTATCTAGTGCCTCAACAATTGCCCGCTGCTGCTTTTGGGTCAAGTTTCTGTTTTGCATAAGCTTATTTGCATAAAGCAGCTTAGCATTAAAAAGATTCATTTCTGTTAGTTGAGCTTTGAGAGCGTGTGCGGCTTTCTTATACTCATTTAACTGGCGCTGTGTTGAAGAGGAAGTCTTTCGACCTCTTCTTGACTCAGCAATTCTACGCTGACGACGTGCCATACGGCGACGACGTGATTCAGGTAATGCAGGACCCGCATCAGGCATTGGTGCATCACCAAGCTCATCCTCGAGTGCGTCTAAAAGGTCTTCCTCGTCGACGTCGACGAACATTTCGTCTTCTGCTTCTCCACCACCGAATGAACTATCACCTGATCCATCGACCGGGTCACTTTCATTCAATGAACGAAGGCGTCGAATTTCACGTCGGAGGGCAGCTTCATCGATCTCATAGACCTCTTCTAACTCTTCCTCTTCCATTTCTCCACCTTCTTCTTCTCCGTCTTCTTCTTCGTCTGCACCAGCCTGGACGACTTCGACATCGAGCGCATCAACAGAGGCCTCCGAGGGATCCTCCACTCCTAGCGCTTCGAGATCTTCGTCGCTTAGTACAAGGTCAAGCTCTGAAAGTGCTTTACGACCTGTTACTTGACTATCTTCCGCCTCGAAGAGGAAGTCGAAGATATTTCTGTTATTACGCTTTGACATATCTCTCATCTCCTTGATTATAGCGTCAACTCTCGCTCTATTTAGAACACCACCGTTAGTGTTCTGTTCTGTAATTATTACGCTCTCACGTAAACTAACTGCCTCACGTGCTAGAGATTCAAAAATCTTTGCAGTCTTTAACTGAGTGCTTTGATCTTTAGATCCCTTCGCAAATGCAAGGGCTTCTCTAAGGAGGCCAACACGGCGCTCCAAAATTCGAATATTGCTTCTGATCTTTTTTCTGCTCGAGTTGCTTGAAGCAACCACGCGAGCAAGGGCCTCAGCAACCGCATCGTCTAGAAGTACATCGTCTTCAACGTCTGCGGGATCAGAATATGCCGAAACCGAAGCTTCGTCGCCGGCTGTATCTAAAGATATAGATACACCTCCGACTTCAATTTCAACATCGCCGCCGGATCCTACGCGGACCGCCGTATCTCCGGATGTATCACCACTTTCGCCGGATACTGCCACTGGGGGAGCATCGACTTCAGAATCGTCAGGCATCAGGTCGGAAGGCACAAGCTCTGTTTCCTCGGCTTCACCCTCAACAAGCTGCTGCTCAATAAGAGTTCTGATTCTTGGTGTCACGGCATCAATGATGACGTTTTTTGCATTTTGCTCTGCCATTTCGCGAAGTTGTCGCGCCTCAGCAATAGCATCTTGATAAAGATTTTGACCCATTAGCATTCTCTCTAGTCATAAATGGCTGCTTCTAAGTATGATTGTAAAGGGTAACTTTTCACAATCAAACATCAACGATTTGGTGTTGGGGTTTCAGATTTCTTCTTTTGACTCTTTAAACGAGCCTCTCCCGCTGCCTTTTTACGTCGCTTTTTTTGTCCCTTCGTTTCACAGATTAACTTATCTCTGAACTCCTTGACAATTCCCTCTTTTTTACACTTCTTAATAAAGACTTTAATAAGATGATCAACAGATTTAATTTTTCCGCCTAATTCTACAGAAACATTGATAGGCTTATTTGCCATTAAGCTTCCTCTGACCTCTGTCCACGTGTGTCTCGCATTATTTCCAATGCATGTTCAAAATCTTTAACTTCCGGTTCTTTTTCGATATCCGGATTTCGTTCAGAATCTAACTGAACTGCTATTTTAGATGGCGGCGGGGGAGACGTATACCCACGTTTGCTGCCTGTTCTTTTGTAGTTACCTGTTGTAGCATGCACGGCAGAACCTCCTGATCCTGCTGATCTGCCTTTATAGATATGCGGCATTGTATTCATAGATTGCGCCATAACTCCAATTTCTGCTAAAACTTCGTCCGGATGGATGAAACAATCAGAAAGTTTAGTATTTCCGGCGGCAAAGTAAAATGGATCTACTGCAGAGCCGGCGTATGGATCATTCGTTATGAAAGGTTCAGACTTTTTACGTATGAGCACATCTTCTTCAGGTTCATCCATATCTTCTAAGTCGTATTGATCCGGTGTGAGATAAGGATAGACAGAATTTTGCTGTCTAGATAATTGCTTATCTGGGTTTAGCTTACCGTAGCCTCTGTCTTGATTATCATCATAAGGCGAACCATAACTAGTAGTCATCCTGAGTTCTTGAAGCCTTTCAAGAACTGCTTCCAATAAATCTAGTTTATGCACCTTGGTTTCCAGTGAAAAACCCCGCCACAAGGGCGGGGTAAATCAGGTTTGATTTTAGATTCTAGCCTTCAGCTGTAGATCTGCCGAGTAGATACTCGCCAATTGTGTGAGCTGAATGTCTTGCGGACGACATTGCCGGCGATTCTTGTGAACCGACGCCACTGCCCCATGTATCAGATGGTCTCTGCCCAAAACCTTCAGGGGGTTCAGGCATATCTGCTGGGTTTAGGCTTCCTGGGCCAGGTGATGTTATGTTCGGAACGTAAGGTGAAGCCGGAAGGCCGCCTCCGCCTGTCTTAACATCATTGAGATCAGGTGCACCTGCATAGGATGTGTCATATGTTCCAAACGTATGACCTCCATCGTTAATTACTGCATCCATAACAATTTCTTGATATTGGCCTCTTACCAGCTCGTCAGTCATTTCACGCTTGTGAATAGGTGACGCGGGGTATGCGGTTGCAAGGTCATTTGATGCAGAACGTCCCATAAAACGTTCAGTGATAACTGCCTCTACTGTTAGCTGCTTATGCTGTGGCATTTAGTATTCTCCTTATGATAGCTGCTTAATAACGCGGGTCTTCAGTCGCTGCTTCGCTTCTCGAACCATCTTGAAACGTTTAACCAAACGTGCTTCCTCAATTTTGAGTGCCTTCATATGATCAATATCTTTAGCGAGCGTATCCTGCTGTTCATCCGCATCCTTTTCTTCTGCATCGACTTTTTCAACATCATCGATACCAGCTTCAATAGGATCAGATTCTAAAATTCTTTCTCGCTCTTCTAGAACGATCTTTCTGAGCAACTTTGGGGTCAGCTTAATTCGTTTAGTCATTTTTTGTCTCCTGACGACTTACACGTCATAATATACATATTCCACAACTTGGTATTCTTCTATTGAATTACGGAAGGTTCTTGTCAGTAAAGGCTAGTGCAGCCCAATTTTGTGCACCTTCTGCAAAGACAGGGTCATCTTCAATATTTTTTTCGGGCTCAATAGATTCTTGCATATTAACATGGCGACCGCGATCTGCGCCGGCCTGTTCTTGCAATGTTGTACGAGCTGTGTCTGCTAGAATAGACTGCATAACAGGATCACTCGTAATTGAAGCAGCTCGTTGCGTAGCAGCCTCGTTAAACTTGTTGTCATCCACAGCAGGATGATTTTTTGATCTCTTAGAGGTAGCTGCAGCCTTCCTAGAAGGTCTTGTCTGCCTAGCCTCAACCATAACATCAGCCGATGAAGAAAGCCCTTCTGCAAGCAATTCTACCAAACACTCTTTAACAATCGATTTAAGCTGATTTTTTGTTAACTTCGCCATTATTATTATCCTGAAACGCCGTCGATGTTGTCTACATCGCAGTCATAGGGTTCTTCGATATTAGTGAGCTCAGCCATAACAGAAACATGACCTGCGGTGATAGCAGCTCCAAATGCAGCCAAGTAAAGCTTTCGGGTTTTAACTTTTGTTGCTACTCTTGGAATTCGACCAGCTTCACCCTTTGGGATTACAAAATAGTTTTTGTTAACCCTTACACCGCTATTGCTTGCGTTGTCAGCATCTGTAACAGCAGTACTGCAAAAATAAAAAGCAAGATCTTGATCAGTGTGATTATCAATAATCAGCCTGGATGTAACAAAAGGAAACGAAACAGTTGCCGCTGCTACATCTGCCGCAACCGTAACTGCAGCATCGATCTGAAGTGTGATTGCTGTGCCTGTAATTGTCTTTACAAAAGGTCGACCCGAGACTTGGTACTCACCTACAGCATTTAAGCCCGGCTTAGGAGCGTGAAGGCCTCGGGAGGCCTGACCTGATCGGTCTGCATTAAAGTAACCCATTATTTGTCTCCTTGCCAGTCAATAATATCATTAAAGATTCTATCAATGCGGTCTGTCTTGTTAAAGTGCTTATTTAGGTCGGATCTAGAAATTTCTAATCCTTCCTTCATCATAAAAGCACCTGGTGTTGAAGGTTCAGAAACAAAGTCCCAACAAATGAGCTGAAAATCGTCTTGTACGACTTGGTGGTCGCCTTCGTTTTTAGTTGAACCGACGCCGCGTGATGAAATGCCTAAAGTTACACCGGACTCTACTAAGCTTTGCAAAATTTGGCCGGCTGGAGTATCTAATAGCTCAACAGTCCCGTAACAAACATCACCTTCCATGTAAGCTTCGCGAATAATGTGTGATGCGTTTTTAAGTTCAACAACAGAAGAGTCTGGGTGATCGCATTCACCTAATGCTCGATTCTCTTTGATAAACTTCTGGTAGTTTCTAATCTCTCTCTCTAAGATAGGAAGAGGATATACACGGCCATTTTGATTTAGAGTATCTGCTTTTTGCAGCACACCTTTCATTAAAACTTTTCCACCATTTAATTCTCTAGACTCTTTAATAGTCTCTGAGCTATAGTCAAATGGTGTCCATTCTGTCAACAGTTTAAGATGCTTACTCATTTTTGTTCTCCTGAAGCTCTTCGCAAAGCCCCATTACTGTGAGGAACTTTGCTACATTGTCATCCTTGTGATCTTCAGGATTTAAAGCGCGAATTGCCTCTTCTATCGTTGGTATTTTTTCCTTGACAAATCGATTATCGCATTCAACCTTGTAGGTAGTTATAAGCTTTTCAGCCTTATCTTTTTGTTCCTTCAAGACAGTTGTTATTTCATCGAGTGTTGCCGTTTGCTGCGTAAAGACAAAGTCTCTTACTAGATTTTGTTGTGATGCAGTCATATCGGCGTTGTACTTCTTATTAAACTTTTCACGCATAATCTTAACAGTGAGCTTGTTGATATCAGGTGTCTTCATTTCTTCAAGTTTAACATTAGCTTTTTCAGAAACTAGCCACTCACATATTTTTTGCTCAAATTCTGCAATTTTTCCTAAGTTGTCAGATCCGGCGCGCCAATCGTTCAGTAAGGTCTGTATTGTCGCGTAGGTTCTATACTCAGGCACCCTAGTATTGTAGAAATTGTCATCAGTTAGCTTATGATTAATCTCTTTGATTAAAAGTGACTTTTCTTTATTAAGCTTTAAAGCATTGTGGTCAGAAGCAGCTGTTTGTGCCTTTTCTATAATTCGACTTGCGATAGTATCAGATGACACTGTAGTCTTAACAAGTGAATTAAATAGGCGAAACTCTTTATAGAGTTCAGTGCCCTTTCTAAAATGCTCTTTGAGAATTGTCAAGGCAACGTCTGCTTGTTCCTTGTCACCCTCTACGAGACATTCTGATACTTTTCTGCACAGTTGCTCGTATATGATTCCAACATTTCTTTTTTTATTGTGATTCTTACTCGTCATCATTGCCCTCTTCAATCAAGTCAATATCATACTCTTGATCTTCACTTACGTCTTCACTAAGTATGGCGCGCCGAGCGATTCCTATCGTACTCGACATATTCGATAAAGTTCTATTCATTTGTTTTGTCATAATAGTTCTTTGAGTCATCTTGTCATCGATGAACTTGTCCATGAATTCATTTCTAGGTAGAGAAGCCTCTTTGAATGGATTCTTGATGAAGTCATCATCAAAAGGCTGGTTAAGGGTGTCTTGCTTTCGGCCTACTTTGCCGACGCCTGTCATTGTCTTAAAGTCAGGCATGTGTGTAGATGCTGGACCTGCTGTGACTTTTCTCTTTTTCTGTATGGGTTCATTAAATATATTCTTAATTCTGTTATGAGCCTTGACAGGTGCATCAGCGTCATCAATGGATAGTTGCGGTATAAGATCGTCGTCTTCGTCGTCGTCGTCGTCACTATTTTTTCTGTTCTTGCCCGGTGTGCCTATAAGAAGAGGACCTTCGGGTTGATCAGCACTGAACAGATCATCGCCGCCTTCGTCATCGCCTCCTCCTTCATCACCGCCTTCTTCTTCTCCGCCGCCCGTGTCAGATCCAGCCTCGACCTTTGCATCCTCGTCTGTGTCCGCAATTCTTTCTTTGACCATTCCACCAATTTGTGAGTCTGAAAGCTCTAGAATACTTTTGCGAATATAAGACCTGCTAACTAACCCTTCAGGGGCAGAACCAGCAATTTCAAATTTTGTTCGTATTAGCTCCAGCTTTTGCTGCTGTGCTATTGATGATGGATTCGATAGTCTGAGATCGAAATCTACTATATTATCACCCTCATAGCCATGTGCATATAGGTGAATCATTGCTAGCTTATTAAGCTCAGCTATAATAGTCTTTTGAATTCTAGCAATATTCCGGCTGAATCTGATATCTTCTTGAGCTAGGGTCGCCTTAGCTCCAATTTCTTCATCATACCCTAAGTAAGCTTTTGGAACCTTTAGTGCAGCAAATAGCTTCTTTTGGACGTATTCTACATCTTCAATAGCTGACGCGTTTTGGCCGCCAGCCAGAGTATCGATTCTAGTACCGGATTCACTTCCTCGCACTGGCAAGAAATAATCTTCATCAACTGAAAGCGGATTATACCTTAAGTCAACTTTGCCTGTATTCTTATCTACGATCTGTGATCGCTTAAGTGATGTTTTTGCTTGCTCCAAATAGTTTGAAACCTCTTCCGGTGGGACATTACCTACATCAATATAGAACACACGGCGTTCAGGGGCTCTGATCACTCGGTAAACTAACATTGCATCCTCAATTAAGATTAGCTGGCGCCAAATTCTTCTAGCAGACTCCAGAACTGATGATCCATAAGGTAAAAATGCATCGTTTCCTAGCAATCTGAAGTGTGAAATCTGCCAGTTCTCTAGAATCTTATTTCCCTGTGTAATCCATCTGAATCTTACTGCCATCGGATCGTTTGGGTCGAAGCCTTCTTCTCTTTCAATCTCTGATATTGCAATAGGAAAGACGTTCATGATTCCGAATTCCGGAGAAACATCATTAAAGAGAAAGAAATCGCCATATTTGACAAGATTTCTTACCCACATGCCTAAATTAAATTCAACATTTAGAGTTTCATAAAAAAGATCATCTAGTAGACCCTGAACTTTTCTATTTTCCGAATAGATATGAAGTGCTACACCCTGAGCGTCAGGTGATACACACTCTTCTGCGTAGATATCTAAAGCAGAAGATATTTCAGGCGTTGCCTCCATCTCACTAAAGTCACTGTACCTCGACATTCTATCAAATGCGCCATAGGATGATAATGTACTGTTGTATACATCACTATGGGCACGCTTAAAAACCTCTAGAGCTGTACTGCTGCCGCCTGTTTTCGCGTTATAGTTCTTAACGCGTCTTTTAATAATAGGACCTGATCTAAAAAGCTTAGTCAGCCTTACAAATAGATTCTTATTTTCTGCCATGATTAATGCCTCGTCTCGCTAATTAGGATTCTACGTGTAAGAGTTAGTCTTTAAACACTATAGAAGCCAGCTAAAGTCTCCGTAAGGTTGATTAGAACCGCTTTCAGGCATTTGTGAAATAACAATTGGCTTAAACGGGTTCATACTCTTATTCTCCCATGGAGACGTAACTTTATCTGCACTGGTTATATTAACGGCAAAGGCGCCTAACATAGCTTGATTAATGTCGACTGAATGTTTGCTGTTAACAGGTGACGTATCAAATAACCATACACCAATTGCCAACGATATCACTAGATCGTCATTTTTACCTTTTTGCGCCTGTGCCTTAGCACCCTTCCAGATAAATGTTTTCATTTCGTCATATAAACGACTAGAGTATACCTTGATTTCTTTGTTTCGGATAACTTGTTCAAGCTTAGTCAGTATTTGACTTCTAGATTGACCTGTTGTCGTAAAGCCTATCTTGTGTATGGGTATTTCACCAATACCGTATAGTGCATTGAACTTATCTCGTTGATCCTTAAAATACAAATTCTTGTAGCCCATCTCTTTGAGCTTCATAATAACTGCATAGCCGTATGTATTATTTTCAGGGCAAACTAATGCTTCACAGTATCTCTTACCTGCCTCTGCTAGCAAAGCTGCAAACTGATCAGGTGGTACTTTACCCTTATACTCACAAACCACTTCAGATGTATTTGAGTCAATAACGTGAAACGTACTATAATCTTGCGCATCGCCTCGAGCGACGTCAGCTGATACTATGTACTTGTGCTCACTCATTGAGTATTTCCAGACCCATACACCCATGTCTGGACCCCACCTTTCCAAGGGTGGCTTTACACAAGAACCGATCCAGTCTATTTCACTATTGCTTAGATATGTGTCACCAGATGCAGCAAAGTCACACATAAGCTCTTGTGCGATCTGTTTGTTAGTAAAGTTTCGACTTTCTTTAGCAAACCATTCAGCATCATGCTCTGGGTGCACATCCCAGGGAAGCTTAATAGGGTTAAACTCATTCTCAGATGACTCTGCTTTAAGCCAGATATCATGATATTGACCACCGACACCGTTTGGTGTGGAAAGAACGATAGCACGACCACCTGTTGAGATTGTCGGATACAAGGATGTCCATAGCTCATCAAAGTTTCTAATAAAAGCCGCTTCATCCACAATCAATAGAGATAATGCCTCAGAACGACCTGCATCGTCGGATGTTGGAACAGCTTTTATTTGTGATCCGTTGCTAAACTCAACAGTCTGCTTATTATTTGCTGTAATCTCTGGAAGAATTAGCCAATTTGGCATGCTCTTCAGGGATATCTTTACTTTTTTAATAAAGTTTTGAGCAACAGCTAACTTAGTTGCAATAACTAGAACATTTTTGTCTTTATAAAATATTGCTAGCCACACTGCATAAGCAGCTGACAGTGTAGAGATACCTAGCTGCCTAGACTTAAGAATTACATTAAATCTATGTTCAACAAACTGCTCTAAACACTCATCCTGAAACGGATAAGTGTCAAAGCCTATCAAACCCCGGGTTGGGTGCTGGATCCTCAGGTACTTATTGATAAAGTACACAGGATCCTTACCACACTTAATAATTTCCTTGATCTGCTTCTGTTTGTTGACTATAGCCATTCTTTAGTTTTGGATCTCAACTACGTGGTGACGTCGATACACAGCCACCCTAACTGGATTCAAGGCGTTTGATAGCATTTCGACTGAATCGTCGCTGGCAACATCTTTCACCTTTAAAGTGTTTCCAGTTGCCTCCTTAAAGTGAGCTTTAACCTCACTAAGCTTGGCATTTAACCTCTGTACTGCTTCATCAACCAGTTTATCAACCTGGAGCTTTAAACTCTGTTCATTTGCAAAATGAACTACTTGATTAAACTTCAAGACAAGCTTATTATCAGCTAGTCTAGCAATACAAGAAGATTGCCCATCTGGGCTTGACCCTACAACATTAAGCACTGAACCCAGTGCGTTTATTTCTTTCATGTCCAACATGTGTTTACACTCCTTTAAGAGGACTACTTCCTAAGTATGCTGCATCTAGATTGATTCTATGCAGCAATTCATCGACCTCATTCTTTGAGGGTCGCCATCCGGTCTTCCATTTTTCTTGATTCGGATACATAAAAAAGTCACGACAAACGCTGCAGCAGCCATATTGGTGCCACACTACAACGTCATGCTTGTCTGCGAATAATATATCACATAGTGGACATGATAAAGGCGCAACTTTTTTATTACTCATTGACTACTCTTGCATTTTTCTCAAATTGAGTTATCTCTAAAACATTATCTACTGCATCCTTGACAGCATCTACGTGGGATATAACCATAATGTTCTTGAACCACTTCTTAAGAGAGTTAAGGAGGCGACTACACGCCTCGATATTAGTATCATCCAGGGCACCAAAGCCCTCATCAATAACAAGCAAGTCTGTTTTAGGTAAGGCACTTACGTTAATCAGCGCAACCCTTATTGCCAGAGATGACATCATTTTTTCCATTCCAGAACCACACTCAACAATTCGTCGAGAATCACCGTAGTTAATATAGACTTGCATATCATTAGATCCTGGCTGTGTTTCTAACTCTACTGTAAAACCAACTACACCCTGTAGGATCTTAGATATCTCTTCGTTGATCAAAGGTAATTGAGATGCTATAATTTGTAGCGGGATTCCCTTCTTGGAAAATGCATTTTCAACAAGATTAAATATTCTCCATTTTTTTGTCAGGGACGAGTATTGATCTTTTTCAACTTCTAGACGCTGAATTTCTGTTTCTGACTTCGTAATTTCGCTAGTAAGATTAATTCTTGCTGCATCCTCGATATTAATTCTATTGTTGAGTTCTGAAGCTTGTGCCTTTACCATTGAAACCTTTTTTGCCTCATCTGAGGTTGAAACCCTAGCGCGCATCGATGTCAATTCAAGCTCAGATGAATCAACCTGCTCGCTTAAACTCTTTTTCTTGTTGTTAGTCTGATTCAGTTCCAGTCTAACTTTACCTAGATCAATGTGCATTTCGTTTTCTTTTTGTAATACACAATCATATTTTTCAATTTTTTCGCTTAGGTTCTCTTTAAGCATTACTCTTAGTGATTTTTGAGCTGCGCGTACTTTTTCTTGTGCTTCTTTTGCTTTCGCTGCCTGCTTTTCAATCTGTCGTTTGTGCTTAACAGCATTTTTAACATGAGGACAAACCGGCAAGTGACTCTCTGTACAGCTGCATGGTGCTAGTTTTTCATCTAGACTTTTCTTACTGGACAATAGCTGCTTATCTAATTCTCTTTGGTGCTCAAGGTCTTTAAGTGTTCTTTCCAAGTCACCTAGTGCGGTTTGACGTTCACGTAGCTCATCAATAGGGAACTGCTCTTTGATAGCCTGTACAGCTGTTAGTTTCGCCTCTAGATCTTTGACTCGTTGCAGGTGTGTATCGCTCTTCTTTTCTATAGACACCAAAGACTTCTTAGAGTCATTAAGTACTTGAATATGATTGTCAACATCAGCTTCTGTAACTAGACCTGAATGGTCTGAGGTTGCAAAGGCAATATTTAGCTCTTGAAGCCTAAGTCTTAATTTAGCTAGATTATCCTCAGCACTTTTACGCTGTGCTTCGTTTTTATTCTTTTCAGCCTTCTCTGCCCCTATTAATACATCCCATTCTCTATCAGGAGCATTCTTTAACAAGGTTTTTACCTCTGAGGCGTCTTCTTTAATATGATTAGACATTTCATCATAGATTTCTAGGTCTAGAAACTTAGTTAAGATTGCTTTTCGCTGAGTTGCTTTGTTTTTGATGAAGTTATTCATCTCACCTTGACTTGCAAGTGAAGTCATTAGGAAGTCTTCAGGTGTACCCACAATTTGTCGTAGTACCTTTTCAGTCTCACGGCGCTGTTCGCCGTTCAAGTCCTTAATTTCGACACCCATATCATCTACTTGACTGAGATTTAAGTGGGTTACAGCGCTTTCGACCCCTGATCTATTAGTCTTCCTAGTAGCTTGACGCTCAATTTTATAGTCTTTGCCATTCGCACTAAGCATAATCTTAGCCATACAGTGCCCTTTCCTCATGTTGATCACATGAAGATTGCTCATAGCACCCCTGTCGGTAGTATTATAGAGGCCAAACATAAGTGTGCCTGGTATTGAGGACTTACCTGCCCTATTTTTACCAAAGATACCTGTGATCCCATTGATCTTTTCAAAGTCTACAATGTTGTTTTTACCGTAGGAAAAGGTATTATCGAACTCTAGACGCTTGACAGACCACTTAATGTTCCTAGGGTTGTCCGATTTAGCTGCTAGTACCACGTACTTGGACACTATAGATTCTATTTTTTCCCACTCTTCGTCACTTATTTCAACGTCTCCATAGTACTCTTTGAGAAACGTCATGTGTGTTGAAGGATCGCG